GTTCCGGGCTTGGTGCTTTACGCGCTGGGGATAGCCGCGGTTGTGGTCGGCGTTACGCGGTTGATCTGAAACCATCATTTGCTTGCTTCCAGCCCTGCCAGCGTGGCCGTCAGGCTTTGCAGGGCCACGCTGGCCTCCTGAAGTTCTCGCTTGGCGATGGACAGGCTGCCTGTTCCCATGCTGGCGGCGATCACGGCGGCGATGGCTTCACCGTGTTCTTTTGCGGCGGCTGCTACCGCCACCATGAGGCTGGCGGACTCGCCGACTTCAGGGACGCCATTGGCCACCCAACGGCTGACAGGCCGGGCGCCTACTGCTCGCTCAAGAGCAAGGATTTCAACGAGCTTCCACTCGAGCAGGCCAGCATTGTATTTTGAGACGGTGCCCTTGGACATTTCATTGCCCGTATCTGCGCTGATCAGCGCGGCGGCGGCCTCTACGCCTCCCGCTTCTCGGACAAGGCGGGCCATGTGGGCTCGGATCATCATGCTGTCTGGATTGTGGGCCATGTCGTCCTCTGTTGGTGATTGGTCTGAGGGATGGTCAGGCGGAAAAACTGAAACCGTGTTTCCGTGACAAAAGCGGGCGCGGCGCGCAGGGTGTGACCATGCAAGCGGCTATGGGGTCTTGAGATGGGAAGGAGGCAGCGGGGAGGAGAGGCATCAGCGGGCGCATGGCTTTTCGCGCACCCACGAAACTGCGGGAACCCCGCCCCCCGTTACCCGTTCGATTTCAAAGGCGGTATCGAGAGACGGTCGGGCGTCGCCCTTAAGGAAGCGGGAAAGAACCGACGGGTGAATGCCGACCAGCTCCGCAAGCTTGTTCTGTTTCATGCCGGTTTCGGCGAGATAGGCTGCAAGGTGCGTCATGCACGAAGTAGTTGCACAAAGCGCAACATTCCGCAAGAGGATCGGTTGCACATTGCGGAATTGCCGGTGTCGCGCCCTGAGCGCAGGATGGCGCTATGAACCTTAGACGCCTCCGCGATCTTCGCGGCCTAACGCAAGAAGACTTGGCAGACATGATCGGCGCGACCAAATCAAAGGTCAGCCGAGCCGAAAGCATGCACAAGAGCGCCATGCTAGAGACCTATAGGCTGTGCGCGGAAGCCCTCGGCGTCACCCTTGCCGACATCTTCTCGGAAGACCTCAGCCCCGTAGAGCGGGCCTTGGTCCAGGCATTTCGGAACACGCCGGAAGATCGCCGGGGCATTTGGACCGAGTTGGTGAAGCTGGCAAAAGCTGACGATCCGACGCAAGCTGAATGAGCCTGTCGATCTGTTCCGGGGTCATGCCCCTGATCGCCGTCACAAAGTCCGCCTCCGTCATCCCTACCCCCATCTATCACAGCCCGACCTATACCAGAACAAAAGGTGATCGGACAGGTTGTGCAAGGCGGAACGGAGCAAGAACTTGTGGATGAACAGGTGGAATACTTGCTCCGTCGCCTTTTGATTAGCCGTTGTGCGTAATTATTTTTGCGAGGCGACATGGCGCGATAAGGCATGGACGCTCCCTTGAACGGAGTCCTCGATTCCCAATTCAAGGAGACGCTTATGACCAAGCCTGAACTTTCCTTCGCTACGATCTGCCTGACTGCTGGCTTCGCAGCTATTCCGACAATCGCAGCTGCGGCATGGGACGTTCAAAATTCCGGTGAGGACGTGTTCGGCAACGTCAACGTGACCGTCACCTCCTATGGTGACAATGGAACCCTGCTGCGCTTCGAGTGCGGCACTGGAAAAGAGCCGATGGTCGCAATGCTGATCAGGGACAGCGGTTCTGATATCGGTATGTTGCTGGGTCAGATGATCCTGAGGGATGGCGGCGGCAACCTAGTCAAAGCGGATGCCATGCTGACCGGCTGGAACGAGCAGTATAAGGCCATCGTGGCCAGCGATGAGGCGTTCCTGAAGGCTCTGGCGGAAGAGATGATCTCGACCAGCAAAGACATTCCCATCGGGGCTGAGGTCTCCTCCATCAACCTCCAGATCTCCGACACTTTCAGCCCGAGCGGCAGCACTGCGGCGGGCGACGCCGTTAAGGCCGGGTGCTTTGCGGAATGATCCGTGCCATTTTCAAAACAACAAATCAATGCTCCAGGGGGGAAGCAGGTGGAACTGAAAATCAAAGACTTTGAGGCCGCTAACCTAACGCCGGAGGACGTTGCGACCCTCGCGCATACGACATTCAGGATGACAATTGCTGTTGTGCTGGCATTGTCGCGTGAAACCGCCGAAACGCTCATTGCCGATATAAGAGAGTCTGCGGATATTGCGGATTCGCAGGGCAGGAAAGAGCTCTCTGGACTTCTGAGGTCGGCGGTGGCGAACCTTCCGCCACCGCGCGCCGAGGGTCACTCGTAAACCACCTGCCGGATTGAATCTGCAATCGCGTCAGAGACAGCCTGCGACCCTATACACGGTCCAAATCGCCGCTCCATCTCTACTTGAATGCGCTTTGCCAGCGTACCCACGTCGTCCCAAGCCATAGCGCCGCCTTCGGGCGGCGCTTTCGTTTCAGCCATCGCGCTCTCTCCGTCTCTCATGGGCACCCCCAACCGCACCACGCGGTGACCGATTCGTAGCATGGGTTTCGGGGGTTGGCAAAAAATGTTCCACATAGTGCAACTTTTCTGTTGCACACAGTTGCGCCACATGCAACTAATCCTCCCATCACCAAGGAGGACGCAATGCCCCGCGACATCCGATCTGCCCGCGCCATCGCAGCGATTGAACTGAAAAACGCAGGCCGCCTGCGCCGTGATGCGGCGGCAGGGAACCTGCCCCGCGCAGCCGCTATCAGCGCGATCCGCGATTGCCTGCGCCACGCCCGTTACTGCAACGCCCTTGCGGCGCTGCTGGCGAACTGAGGGCGCACCCGTGACCCTCTACAACCCCGACGACTTCTGCCGGACCTGCCACGGCAAGGGCCACTACCGGGAACCATCGGCGCAAAGCTACACCGGATGGACCTCGGCCCCCTGCGATGCCTGCAACGGCACTGGCTGGCGTCCCGGCGCGCAACTGGACCCGAACACGATGGAGGCCGTGAAGTGACGTTCCCATTCAGGAAACCCGAGCCAGAACCGATCAAGCGCGCAGACCCTGCGCTGTTCATCAGCCCCTCGACAGCCGAACTGATGCTCACCGAAGCCCTCGGCGCTTTCCGCGCAGAGCAGCTGCCGGAAGTGCTGGCCAATGTCCTAACCTCGCGCTTTGGCGCGGCGCAGGCGGAACGGATCGGGGAACGCATCGGCACACTCGGCCACATGAAGGGGCGGCGCTGATGCTGGCTCTTTGTGAAGCGGACCTCCGGGCGAAGCTGCCGAAGATCACCGATCCCGACGAACTGGACGGAATCCTGATCCACCATGCCGGAAATCCGGGCCTTACCCCGGCTGTCCGCAACTTGATCGAACTGCGCCGCGCCGAACTGGCGCAGCGACCGAAGTAGGGCGGCACCTCCTCCCGCCGCCCAACCGCTCCATCCGGGCCTTCCTCCTCCCGGCCCGGATGGAGCACCCACCAAAGGAGAGAACGATGAAGGACCATGAAGCTTTGCTTCAGCGGGTGATGGCGCTTATCCATCGCAGCATCCCGACCGTGCTTGTTGTCCGCGACGAGGACGAAGCCGACAGGGCTTTTCTTGGCCTGATCGCCATGCGGTCGCCTGACGCATCTATGACCTTCCCGCGCCTGCTGATCTATCCAAGCGCCCGCGTGAAAATCCACACGCAAGCCTCTGACGCGATCTGGATGAGCACAGTCCACGGGGCAATTGTCTGCGCTGACGACCTCGACCCGACAGAGAACGTCCGTGAGACCATTGCCTATGCGCGGCAACTGAACCTGCGCTACGGCCTCGACCCCAATGGTCGCCTGTTGCCGCTGCCGGAAGTTGGCCTTTGCCAAATCCACCATGAAGCTCTTGCACAGCGCACCAATGCCATCAAGGCGCAGCTTGAAGGCGGTGCCGCATGATGCCCGCCATTTCCGAGCGCACCCCTGACTGGCGCGCAGGATTGCGCTTTGAGGCAGAGTCCATGCGTCAGCTTTGGGCGGCTGTGGCCCTGACGGCGGTGAACGAAGCCGCCCATGAGGTCCGCAAGGCGCGGGTGGCAAAGGACACCGATCGGGTCGACAGCGCCCTGCGCCGCTTCCGGGCATGGGCGGTGTCTGCCGATGGCCGCATCGTCTTGCAGCTAGCGGGCCTCAACCACAGCGCCCGCGCGGTCGATCTGCTCTGCGACAAGGTTACGCGCGGTGAGCCGCCCGCCTACACCAAACACAGCCACAAGGGGCGGCCCCATGATGCGTAAGCACTTCTTTGCCCTGGCGCTTTGCGCCGTTGCTGGCCCCGTTATTGGCGTGATGGCCGAGGCGGCTTGGACCGCTCATGCGGCGGCGGAGGTGGCGCAATGATCCGCACCCTCTCCGACGGCGAGAAGATCAGCCAGCCCGGTCTGTATCGCATCCCGCTCTCGCAGCACCACAGCCAGCCCTGCGACGGTTTTAGCGTAACGTCCGGCGTCCTCAGGACTATGGAGCTTCAAACTCCGGCGGACGTATTTGCCTTCCATCGGATTAACCCGGAGCGCTTCGAGAAGAAAGAGACCGACGCCCTGCGCCTTGGTGTGGCGATGGCCCTCTATGTCGAGGGTGGCCCCATGCGGGTTCTTGAGGGGTTCAACGTCCACGACGAGGACAAGCCGCGCAAGCCCACGAAGGCGCAGATCGAGAACTACGAGCGCGGCACCGCCACTGATGCCGCCATCGCGTCGGTCGAATACTGGCAGCGCGTTGAAGCCGAGGAAGGCCATTGGCTGACCACGGAGGAATTCGATGAGATTTGCCTCATGGGAGCGGTCCTTGAGCGCGACGTCGCCGCTGCGGCTGTCCTCAAGGGCCTGCCGGAAGTAACCTTGGCTTGGCAAGACGAGCGCACCGGGATCTGGGTTCTGTCTCGCCCCGACGTGATCAGCCTGTCGACCAGCGTGATCGACTACAAGCGCATGGCCGCGCGGGGCAATCCGTTCAACGCCGCCTTGGTGGATCGGAATATCGACAAGGGCGGCTACGACATGCAGATCGCGCTTGGCGACGAAGGGCTTGAACGCCTGTTCGGCGAGCGCGCCAGCGTGACGGGGATTGTCGCACAATGCTCAGAACCGCCGCATCACCCCATCCTTCGCTACATCGACCCCGAGGAACTGGCCATCGCCAGGTTCCGCAATCGGCGCGCGCTGGATCGCATCGCCGAGTGCCTGATTTCCAACCACTGGCCCGGCCCCGGCGAACATGTCGGGGCCTACCACCGCCGCAAAGAGGACCGTGAGAGGCTCCTCGAAGAAATGAACGCCACCTGCCAAGCCCCGTGAGGAACAGATGAACGATCTATCCCCGACCAAGCAGGAAATCCTGCTCCCCGACCTCTCCCCGGCCATCGCCGCCCTGCAGGACGACAAGGCCCTTGCCGCAATGCTGGACACCCTCGAAAAGGAGGTGCTGGCCGAGCACCTGACCGTGGCCGACCAGAAGGGCCGCGAACGCATCAAGTCTCTGGCCTACAAGGTCGCCCGCACCAAGACGACGTGGGATGATGCTGGCGCCGAACTTGTCGCCGACCAGAAGAAAGCCATCGCCGCCGTCGACAAGCGCCGCAAGACCATGCGCGAGAGGCTGGACGACCTGAAAGAGAAGGTCCGCAAGCCCCTGACGGATTGGGAGGCCAAGGACGCCGCCCGGGTCAAAGCCCACAAGGATCGCATCGCGGACTTGTTCTCGCCCCCGACCGTTCCCGCGGACTCCGTCGCACTGAGGGCGCTGCGCGAGACCACTATTGGGATCGAGATCGGCGAGGAGTGGGAGGAATTCGTTGAGGCGGCGACGAAGCAGAAGGACTATTTCCTCCGCTTCCTGACGCAGAAGATCGAGGACGCCGAGGCGGCTGAAAAGCATGCGCGGGAACAGGCCGCCGAACAGGCCCGCAGGGATGCGGAACTGGAAGAACTGCGCCGGAAGGTGGCGCAGATGCAGGCCGAAAAAGCCGCAGCCCCTGTCATTGCCGCGTCTGAGCCCGAAGCCCCGGCGACCGCCGCGCCGCAAGCACCAGTCGCACCTATCGCGCCCGTTGCCGAGGCCCCTGCCCCGATCACTCCACTGCCGCCAGCATCGCCGGCCGACACCCCGGAAAACGCGGCCAAGCGCCGGGTGTTCGTGGCCCTGCGCGGCTTTGATCTGAACAAGCAGCAGGCCGCCGAAGTGACGCAAGCAATTGCGGGCGGCTTCATCCCCCACGTCAAATTCCAGGTGCAAGAATGAACCAGCAGAACCCCACCATTGAAGAACGGATCGCGGCGCGGACGGACCTCGCTGTCGCGGGCGGGACGCAGATTTCGTCGCAGGTTGGCGGGCTGTCCTTCGCGGACATGGGCCAAGTGATGGAGTTCTCGAAGCTGATGGCGGTGGCGGGGCAGGCAGTTCCGAAGCACCTTCGCGGCCAACCCGGCGCATGTTTGGCGGTGTCCCTGCAAGCCCTCAACTGGCGCATGGACCCCTTCGCTGTGGCGAACAAGTCCTACTCGGTCAATGACCGGATCGCCTACGAGGCGCAGCTGATCCACGCGGTGATCGAGCAGCGCGCGCCAATCAAGGGCCGGATCAAGGGCAAGGTTGAGGGCGAAGGGGCCAAGCGCAAGTGGCGGCTGTGGTGCGACACGACTGACGGCGACCGCATCGAATACGAAGGCCCCGAGATCGGGACCATCACGACCAAGAACTCGCCGCTCTGGAAGGCCGACCCTGACCAACAACTTTGGTACTATTCCGTCCGCGCGATGTGTCGCCGTCACTTCCCTGACGTGATCCTTGGGGTCTACGAAAAGGAGGAAATCGAGACGAGCGTCGGCATGCGGGACGTGACCCCGCAAGAGGCCCGCTCGAATCCGATGGCCGCGCTTGCCGCCAAGGCGCGCGAGGAGGCCCCGCAGGCGACGGAACAGGCCGCCGAGGTTCAGGCAGGGGACGAAGCATCCGAGGGCCACTGGACCGACAGCATCGTAACCGACGACGGCGCGCCCGGATCGGCCGCATGGGATCAGGGGATTGTCGCGGCGCATGGTGGTCAGCCGCGCACATCATGCCCCTACCATGCTGATCCGGCCCTCGCTGGCGACTGGCTTGCCTCTTACGACTGCGCGCGAAAGGCGGGTGAGGAATGACCTTGCCGCGCATCATGCAAATCGACCGTTGGGCGCGCCGCGAGGAAGGCGCTTACGTCGTGATAGCCGAATGGGGTGGGCAAGCCCCAATAGTAATGGAGGCAGAGGGCTGCGACACGTCTATGGCCTCCTGCTTGGATCGGGTGAAGCGCATACAGGGTCAGCAGGGCCATGTGCGCTGGTGCATCGCCCGCCTGATCCCCATCGACGGCAACGAGCTGCTGGCGTTGGACCTTGAGCGGCTCCAATCCTTCACAAAGAAGGAGGGCGAGGAATGACCGCCCGCCTCTCATCCCAAGCTGCGCTGACAGCGATGGAAAACGCCTTCTGCTGCGCCTTTGAGGTCGGCCCGGATCAGGTTTCCGCCACGGTGATCGGCATGGACGCCAGCCAAGCGCAGGCGGTGGCCGCAGGCGCCATCAGGGCGGCGGGCGGTGATGTGGCCAGCGTGAGTGCTGCCCCCGACTCCACAGACGACGGCGGCCCTGCCTGCTGCGTCGTCACTGTGCTGACGGAGGGCTGACTGTGGAAGTCCTGAATCCTTATGAAAACCGACGCCACAGGGCTCCGCTCCCTGATCAGGCCTGCTTGCTCACTATCCTTGATTACAGCCCTGATATTGGCCGTTTAACTTGGCGTGAAAGGCCGCTGAGCCTTTTCCGCGATGGGGCGCAAAGCGCCACCCATAACCATGCAGCTTGGAACGCCAAAATGGCGGGAAAGCCCGCGCTCCAGCAAGTAAGGTCTGACTATTTCGGAGGCACCTTGTTCGGCGTTAAAGTCGTCGCTCACCGTGTAATTTGGAAAATGGTCACAGGCCGCGAGGCTGCCTACATCGACCACATTAGCGGCGACAAGCTCGACAATCAATGGGTCAACCTCCGCGAGGTGAGTGCCTCCGGAAACGCAAAGAATTGCGCTATCCGCTCGGACAACACCAGTGGCGTTACCGGGGTAACTTGGACTGAAAGGTTTGGTGGCAAATGGGTCGCGCAGATTGTTTCTGAAAGAAAGACGATTTTCATCGGACAGTTCGATGACTTCGATTCAGCAGTAGCCGCCCGCCGCGACGCTCAGGCTCGTCTTGGTTTTCACCCAAACCATGGAAGGGCGGCGTCTTGATAGCCAATCCGCATTTGCTCCCCAAGGTGAGGTCATCGGCCATCATGAAGGCCGCGCGCGGCCAACCTTGCAGCCTTCGCCTGCCGGGGATCTGCAATCACAACAACCAGACCACTGTCACCGCTCACCTTCCCGGCATCGGGAAAAGTATGGGGTCGAAGGTGAGTGACCTACACACAGCTTTTGCATGCTCTGCCTGTCATGCGGCCATCGACACCCACAGCTGGGAAAAGCGCGGCTTGACCGCAGCGATTGTTCTAGACGCGATGTTGCGCGGCCTCGCCGAGACGCAATCCCGGCTGGTGGCTGACGGCATCATCCAGGTTCCCTCCGGCGAGGTGACGCGATGAACGCGCACAGCACCGAAATCGCCAAACTGCGCAGCCTGCCTGACGTTGTGGCTGAATATGACGCCAAGGTCGCGGCCATCCCTGACGCGCTGGCCGCTTTCGATCGGGCTGCGGGCGACCTCAAGGCCGCTGCCTGCGTGGGCGGGGAGTGGGGCGGCGAAACCATAGACACGGGGCGCGGCAACAGCGCGAAGACCTTGGAGGTCAGCCTGCGCCGCTCCGCATGGAAGCACGTCTGGAAAGGGTTGAACCTCTCCGAAATCGCAAGCGCCAAGGACAAGAAGCTTTGGGAGCAGTCCATGGCCGCCCCGCCGCCGTTCACGCTGGACAACCTGCGCGCCACCTTCGCGCCCTATCTTGAGAACCCGCGCGCCGCGATCCTGCGCGGGCTTGCCGAGGTCTTTGCCGACCTCGATCCGGCCTACAAGAGCCACGAGAAGGTCAAGATCGGGGTCAAGGGCCTCCCAAAACGGGTGATCCTATCCTACTACGGCTCAATCCACGGCCACGGCCACGACAAGCTGCGCGATATCCTGAATGCTCTGTCGGCCTATCAGGGCAAGCCCCTCCTGACTCACGCCGAACTGTCCGTTCTGAACAAGAACGGGGACGCCATGCGCGACGGCGGCGAGTTTCCTGACCCGTTCCAGAGCAAGTGGGACACGGAGCAAAAAACGATCAAGGTTCTCGGTCGCGGGGTCTGGCTCAAGCGGTTTCAGAACGGCAACGCCCACCTGTTTTTCGGCGACGATGCCCTACGGGATATCAACCGGGCACTGGCCGAGTTCTACGGCGACGTGCTGCCCGATTGCCCCGGCGCTGATGAAGATCGCCCCTCCCGCCGCGCCTCTACCGAGGTCGCCAAGGATCTACAGTTCTACCCGACGCCGCAGGCAGTGATAGACCGCGTCCTTGCCGATATCGACGGCCTGCGCGGCAAGCGTGTGTTGGAGCCTTCCTGCGGCGACGGGCGGATCATGGATGCGCTGCGCGCTAAGGGTGCCGAAGCTTGGGGGATTGAGGTCGACGCCACACGGGCGGCGGAGACAAGGTCAAAGGGACACAGGGTCTTCTGTACCAACTTCCTTGAAACGGGAGGGCCAGCGCGACCCGATCTTTTCTTTGACCTCGTCGTCATGAACCCGCCCTTCTACGGGCGGCACTACCACAAGCACGTCACCCACGCCTGCCGCTTCCTGAAACCGGGCGGACAACTGGTCGCCATCCTCCCGATCACCGCGCGCACCGATCATGGCCTGCTCGGCCCGGATTGGGCCAGGGCCAACGGGATGAAGATATCGACCTACACCGGGCGCGACGGCTTCAAAGACCTCCCCGTCGGCTCCTTTGCCGAGAGCGGGACCAACATCAACACCACCGTCTTTCACGCATGGAAGGAGAGCGCCTGACATGGCCGCCTCAGTCAATAAAGTCATCATACTCGGCAACTTAGGGCGCGATCCTGAGGTCAGGAGTTTCCAGAACGGCGGAAAGATCGTGAACCTTCGGGTGGCGACTTCCGAAAGTTGGAAGGACAAGGCCAGCGGGGAGCGCAAAGAACGGACCGAGTGGCATAGCGTTGCCATCAGCGCCGAAGGGGCGGCCAAGTTCGCGGAGCAATATCTGCGCAAGGGGTCGAAGGTCTACATCGAGGGCCAGCTTGAAACCCGCAAGTGGCAGGATCAATCCGGCGCTGATCGCTACACGACCGAAATCACGGTGCGCCCTTACAACGGCGTCCTGCAATCGCTGGATGCTCGTGAGGATGGCGACCGCCGTGGTGGCGATAGCGGGCGCTCTCAAGGTGACGGCTACGGTGCTGGTGGGCGCGGCGGGTCTACGGGCGGTGCCGGGGGCCACAACGACATGGACGACGAAATCCCTTTCGGCCCGGAGGTGCGGGCATGAGCGACGTCATTGAACACGGTCCCGCCTCGCGCATCCGAGTGATCGACTTTGAGACGACCGGGACACAGGACGACCCCGGCGCCGAAGTGATCGAACTCGGCCGCATCGACTATGTGCTGGAAACCGCGACCATCGAAAGCCAGTGGACAGCCCTCGCCCGCCCCGTCTTGGGTGTGATCCCGCCCGAAGCAAAGGCGGTGCATCACCTGACCGAGGCGATGCTGGCCGAAGAACAGCCAATCGAGGCGCTGTGGCTTCCGTTCTGGGATGGCCTCGGTCTGGACGACGTGGTTGCGGCGCACAACGCCTCTTTCGAACAGCACTTCCACGCGGGCCACGGGCGGCGGTGGATATGCACGATGAAGTGCGCCCGGGTGGTCTGGCCTGACGCCCCCGGCTTCGGCAATCAGGTGCTGCGCTACTGGCTTGGCGTTGACGGCTTGTATCAGTTCGATCCGCAACTGGCTGACCCGCCGCACCGCGCCCTGCCCGACGCCTATGTGACCGCGCATATCCTCGCCAGCCTCCTGTGTGAAAAGACCGTCGAGGAGCTGGTCGAGATATCAAAGTGGCCCGCCCTGCACACGCGGTTCAACTTCGGAAAGCACAGAGGCAAGCGGTTCGACGAGGTGCCGGAGGATTACCTCGAGTGGATCCGCGACAAGTCGGAGCTGGACGAAGACACCAAGTTTTCGGCCCGGTACTGGCTCCGCAAGATGGCGAGGGGCTGACGATGATCCGCCGCCTCAAAATCGCGGGCCTCGTCCTGCTTGCCCTGCTCCTCCTGCCCGTCGGCGGCCTGTTCGATCTGGCCGCCCGGCATACCCGCTCCATCGCCCTGCGCTCTATCGCCGAGGATTTCGGCGCGGCGCATGACCGAATTCTCTCCAAGATCGAAGGACTCATGGAATGAACCCTACCCCCGCAATTCGGTTGCTGGCTGAAAAGGCCGCATCGCTCCGCGCCAGCGCCGGAAACGCCGAAATTCAGGTAAGCCGCGACGAGAAAACGCTGGCCGATAGCCGCGCGAAACTGGCTGCATACCTTGCCGCCGCCGAGAACTGCGAACGGTCCATCGAAACCCTGCGCGAGGTCGAGCGCCGCCGCATGCTGACGGGGGGCTGATATGCGTGACCCCATCCACCCCATCACCACCGTCCAGATCAGCCCCTACATCGCCGCACAAGGCCCGACCGCGCAGCCCTGCGACCCGCGCCGTCCTGACGCTCTGCCCACCGACATGCACGGCAAGCTGGCTGTGCGGACGGGCGAGACGACGGTGGCCGTTGGTGTGCCTTTGAAGGGGGTGCAGCATGGGTGACCTTCCCATCCTCTTTTCCGCCCCGATGGTCCGCGCCCTTATGGACGGGCGCAAGACGCAGACGCGGAGGGTTATGAACCCGCAGCCAAGCGGGATTAAATCCGCACGCACCTTTGGCCCTGGCTGGGCAATCGCGCCGGAAAGCAACCGCTGCACTGTGGACTTCAAGGCCCCGGCTTTCGTTTTCGGCGACCGCCTCTATGTGCGGGAGTCGTGGCGGTGCGAGGCGCGATATGACGACTTAGCGCCGCGCGACATTCCCTCGTCAGCGCCGATCTACTATGCCGCCGATCCTGACCCACGCGACAGTGATCCGGGATGCGCCGGGCGCTACCGCCATGGCCGCTTCATGCCCCGCTGGGCCTCGCGCCTGACCCTGACCGTTACCGAAGTGCGGGTGCAGCGGTTGCAGGACATCAGCGAGGACGACGCCCTCGCCGAAGGGGTCGAAATGGAGAGCGCCGACCCGCCCTTCTACTACGTTCCCGGCATCTGGCCGCACAGTCTGACCGCCGTTGGCATCGAAGAACCCGGTGGGCGCCACGCAGAGCGATCCTTCGCGAAGCTCTGGAACAGCCTGCACGGCGCTGACGCATGGGAGCGCAACGATTGGGTTGCCGCCTACACCTTCACCGTCCAGCGCGGGAACATCGACCAGATTGGAGCAACAGCATGAAATCCACACCAGAACAACTGCACATTGGCGACCTTACGATGGAAGTCGAGTGGCAGGGCGGCAAGCCGATGCTGCGTCATCCGTTCGGCAGCACGCCCATCGAATGCGCTGACCGCCGGGAGGTTACCAAGATCGCTACAGCCCTCGCGCACGCCTATGAGTGCGGGCGAGACAACATTCGCTTCAGCATCCGCGCCATTCTGAACATCGAGGACGCAGCATGACCACCGACCACAACTGCACAGACCACAGCATCCCCACCAGCCGGGACGCGACCGAGTGCCTGATCTGCCGGGGGCGGGAATTGGCTTATCCTGACACGCTTGTTGCCATTCCAGCCGTTGCGCCGGGGGTGCGGGTGGGGCCTGACGTTATCGACAGGTTGCGTGAAAACATCAACGGCGCGGAAATGGACATGGCGGCGGACGCAGAAGATGCCGTTGAAACAGGTGAGCGGGTTGATTTGGCACCCTACGAGGTAGCGGTTGATCTGGAGGACGCAAAGACCATTCTCGCCGCCCTCGACACGCCCACCCCCGCGATGGGTGAACTGGTGGATGCGCTGCGGGGCTTGCTTGCGGCATATTCAAAACCTGACGAACGGCTTTGCTGTGATGGTCACGAGTGTGGGTGCCAAGGGGCCACGGTTCAAATGCAAGCGGAGTATTACGCCCGCGCCGTCCTCGCAAAAATCGGGGGTGAGTGATGCCGGAGCATAATGCAAAGCTGATCGCTGCGCTTGATGACTGGATGCGAGCCGAATGCGACCGCATCGAAGGCCAGATTGGCCGCGAGTGCCGGAGCGGCGATCTGCCAGTCGCATGGCACAAGGCAAGCATGCTCAGGAACAGTTTGAAAGAGCGCATCGCCGCGCAGAACGGAGCAACAGCATGAAAAACGACGTTTGGATCATCATCCTGTTCCTCGCCATCATCGCGGGCGTGGCCCTGTCAGCCGCCGCGTCTCCTGCCATCGCCAGCGAGACATGCCGCCTCGGGCCGCAAAGCTACATCGCAATCCAGCCGAGCGAGAGCGAGGAAGCGCGGGCCGAGGTTGTTTTCGACCTCCCGGACCTTCGCAGCAACAGGCGGTTTTTCTACTGCGTCGCCACCCTCGACGGCCTGAGTCCTGACGGCCACGGCGTACTCGTGATCGTTCAACGCACTCCAGATGGCGACGTGATGACGGTCTGGCCTCCGGGCGGGCTGCGGGCTGAACCCGCGCGGGTCCGTGTGCCGGAGAACGGCGCGGGCGTGATCCACATATATGAGGATGCGATCGGATGATGACGCCAGAACAGAAAGCCGCCCGTCGCGCCCTTAAAGGAGTGACGCCAGACACCGACATTGCGGGCAACCCGCTGACGGAGGAACAGAAGGCCACCATCCGCGAAACGGAGGCACGTTGGGCGCGGGAAGACGCGACCCACCCCCTCGCCGTTCGCGCCTCGACCGCCGCCGCGATGCTGGACATGCCGCCTGCGGAGGGCGAAGATGGGTAAGCACACGCTGCACTTCGTCCCGCGCCTGCTGTCAGCGCCGCAGGAAGGGGGTGAGGGATGACCCCACCCCGCAAACTCCAAATCCGCGCGCTGGATGTGACGATCAAACACATGCGCACCCAACGTTGCCCCATCGGAGAGTGGCCCACGGTCAAAATCCTGCGCGCAATGCTGGAAGAACTGAAGCGCGAAGAAGCCGAGGAAATCAGGGGGCGCGGGGATGCTGATGAATAAGCGCACCAAGCCCAAGCCGACACCCTACCCCGCGCCCGAAATCACCGCGTCCGAAATCAACGAGTGGCTACGGACGCTGCCACCTGTCCCGCTGCATGGAGAAGCCCAATGAGCCAGACCATGTTCCTCCTTATGGCCCAACACGAGGGCCGCGCCGTGGTGCCGCTGGATGAGGTGGCAAAGGTTCACTTCGCCCTGACTGAGCCTGTCCTTTGGCGCAAGATCAGAGGCGGCGAAATCAAGCTGCCAGTGATCGAAATGGAAGCCAGCCAGAAGGGTGCGAAAGGGGTTCACCTCGGCGACCTCGCGGCCTACATTGATCAGCGCAGGGTGGTGGCGCAGAAAATCGCCAGCTAGGACTGGACCGACTTCGGGGCTACGTCTGGGCTACAGAAAAAGCAGGGAGCCGTAAGAGGTTGCCCTGCTTTGTTTTTCCGGAAATCGCGGGACAGTCCATCATCGGTGCAACCGACAGACGGAAGGCATTGGAAACATTATGTTTTTCTGAGTTATCAGCAGCTTGCACTTTGTCGTTTCCGTTACGTTCTTGTTAGTCTGAATCCGTTATTGTGCGTTTCCACAGGTTCAGTCCTACATTGTAGGCCCGATTCTGAGGTCTGTAGCACCGATGGCGACCATCAACCCACGCGTCCGAAAAGATGGCTCAACAGCCTATACCGCGCAGATCAAGATCAAGCGCAATGGGCGGGTGATCTACACCACCGCACAGACCTTCGACAAGGAAAAGGACGCGCGCTCATGGGCCAAGCGGAAAGAGGCGGAACTAGCCCTCCCCGGTGCGCTGGACGCGGCCATGCACCCTTCGGGGACGCTGGATGATGCGATCGACAAATACCTGAAGGCCAGCCGCAAAGAGATCGGCCGCACCAAGGCCCAGGTTCTCGACGCGATCCGGCGCGACAGTATCGCAGGGATGGACTGCGAACAGATCACCAGCCGCGAGATTGTCGCCTACGCCAGCCGCCTTGGGGCCGAGCGCAAGCCGCAGACGGTGATGAACTACCTGTCCCACCTGTCCGCCGTTTTCCGGGTCGCCAACACCGCGTGGGGCATGCGCCTTGAGCCAGCAGAAATGGCGAAGGCCATGGACGCCCTGAAGCGCCTCGGGGCCGTGTCCAAATCCGGCAAGCGCGACCGCCGCCCGACCATAGATGAAATGAACCGCCTGATGGATGTCTTCGTCACGCGGTCACACCGCCGCAACGCCCTGCCAATGCACATGGTCGCCGGGTTCGCGATGTTCTCAACCCGCCGCCTTGAGGAGTGCCTGCGCATCACATGGGCCGATCTGGAGGAGGGCCGGGTTTTGGTCCGCGACATGAAGCACCCCGGCGAAAAGGCAGGCAACAACGTCTGGGTCGATCTGCCCCCCGAAGCCGAGCGCATCGCCCGCGCCATGCCCAAGACAGACCCAAGGATCTTCCCCTTCTCGACCGATGCCGTGAGCGCCGCCTTCACCCGCGCCTGCAAGGTGCTGGCCATCGAGGATCTACACTTCCACGACTTGCGCCACGAAGGCGTGTCGCGCCTGTTCGAGATGGGCAGGACGATCCCGCAAGCCGCAAGCGTCTCCGGCCACCGCAGCTGGTCTAGCCTACAACGTTACGCCCACCTGCGCGCGACGGGCGATAAGTGGGCGGGATGGCCTTGGCTGGAGAAGTTGACGCGGGCCGGGTGATCAATCCCGGCCCGCTTCGCAGAAGGCACCTTTCGGCTTCACCGTCGCATCTGCGCTTGCGGCACGGGCTCCCCTCGGCCCGGATTACCACAGTGGCTTACGATCCAGCCGCGGGTTCCGGTTTAGTCTGCCAGTCCTGCCACTGAATCCCGGCCCGCTCCTCGCGGCGTCCGTCAGGTCTCGGCGTGGCCCTGTTCCTTGCACGATGGATAGCACAGGCCCAGAAAAACAAAAAGCCCCCCGCCCGGGATCACCGGACGGGGGGGCTATATGGGCGCTTAAGGCGCTGGTGTGATGGCGCTGACCAAGGCCCCGTGTCGGGAGCCGCACTCAACGAGGGCCTGTCGATCCGCAAGCCAGATTGGCACAGCCTCAGCGCGGGACAGGTCACGCTCAGGCACCCACCGAGGGCCGTCGCATGGGATTGTCAGGCTCGGCGGTACCTGATCAGCGGATGGCGTTGAGACGCTCGGCGTCCCGCATGCCGATAGCAGGCAGAGCGCCGTCAGGATCGGCACGGGCTTCATCTGTGATACTCCTGTAGGTTGCCTCTGCCTCGGCCCTTTGGATCAGGCGCAGGGCTTCGGCGCGGTTGCGGGCTTTTGCGCTGTCGGCTTCTTCGGCCAGACGCGCGGCTTCGTCGCGGGCTTGGCGGCCCAGCTGGTATTCCGAACCCAACCGCAAACCAGACAGGAAGGCGGCAAGGATCACGACGGCCAGCGCGATCAATCGCCAGTGCTTGAGGATCGCCGCCACGTCACGCCTCATTCGTTGAGACGCCAGCAGCCTTTGGCGACATGCGCGGCAGGGGCGCGCGGCGGTCTTTGCTTGTGGACGGCCAGCGGGTTCCGATGCACCGCTTCTTGTCGATCCGGACCACGGAAACCGTATTGCCCTGATTGCCGCCGAGAACGTGGTAGTGGGTCGCGTCCTCGCCAACGATGAAGCCGACATGACCGCCGCCGTCGCGGACGAACACGCCGATGCAGCCGTAGGACGGCGGGCAGGACACACCGAACAGCGCCCAGTTGCGCGCCCAGTATGGGTTTTCTCCCAGCGCGCCGGGGCGGGGTTCGGAGGGCATGGCACGGGCAATGGCAGTGTCCACCGCGTCACCACACCAGGGCTGCTTGGACGGGTCGCCCAGCGTCTTGCCGTCGGAGCGGAGCCATGCGGATAGTTTGGCGCGGTCGCGGACCTCGTGGAGGCCAAGGACGGATTGCAGTTCCGTGACCCACGGGACGGTTGGGAGTTTCATCGCTACACCTCAGATGATGCGGGGGAGGATCAAGAACAAAAGGGCGGCAATGACGCCGCCCCATCGGATCGTGTGCCAGAAATCATCGCAGGGGCGTCTCTTCGCCCGGCGGATGCCGATCTTACGCAGTCGGTCCATTGTCGTGATCCTCTGCCTGAGTGCGCGTGATAAACCGCTCGACCAGCGCAACGCTGATCAGGCCGACCAGGAAGGCGGACGCGCAGAGAACGCCGAGGGTTGAACCCAAGCCCTCCGGCAGATCTCCGATCAGGAAGCGCAGGACGTAGGGCGACAGGGTGCCAAGCCCGAAGGCCGTGATCATGCCGACAACAATCACGCGGATCGTCTCGCGCCAACTCACACGCAGCACCAGCGCCCGGACGAGACCGCCAAGACCGCCGAAGAAGGCAAGGGCCGCAGCCAATGGGGAAAAGACCTCCCGCAGGAGGTTCGGATCGTTCTGGTCCAATTCGGAGGCCTCCTATCGGCTGTCTTTGCCCGCGCCGCCTTGAGGCTGCGAAAGCTGAATGTCTGTGGTGAAGCCGGATCGGCTGTAGCTGTGAGTCACGGAGGCGATGCGATAGGTGCCGTCGATGCCGGGTCTGGTTCCGGTGACAAGGCACAAGCCGTCAGGCACGGCCCCGGTGTCACCTTCGATGGTCACGCTTCCCTCGCCCGCCGATTGCTTCACCGTCTCGGCGCGGGCGTCTGCGCGCCGCTGCGCCTCCTCTTTGGTGGCGCTGGTTTCACGGAGGGTCAGGACCGCGGTGGATTCGAGGCCTGTATCGACCTCGACCGCATCCCACTTCGCCGCCTTCTTGTCATACCAAGGGGCTTTGACCTTGCCATAAAGATCGCGGGAAGAAGTTGGGCGGATATCCCACGTGTGGAGATTGAGACCCCACGATGCCATGACGATTGGTGCATAGGTTGCCCCGCGCTTGGACATGACGGCCTTCTCGCCCTCCACCCTGAAGTGACCGCCGACCTCCTTGGCCAGCCGCCGCCCCATGGCGAGGAAGCTTTCATCCATCATGGAAAAGTAGTCGATCACCTTGTCGGCCAGAGCAGGGTCAACTGACACAGCGTCGATCCCCGCGTCCTTGGCCGCGTCCTGCAGGATGGTCTTGACCGTCTTGTCGTCCCAATGCCTGCGCTGCTGGCCCTTCGCCGCGCCTGTGGCGTCAAAGCCTTTGGCGCTGATATTGAGGATCCTGCCGGACCGCCCGCCTGATGATCGCACTTCGTCAACAGTCCCGGCGAACACAGGCCGGATGCCCCCAGGTTGCCAGCCCAAGAGGACAGCAATGGGGCGGCCGAGTTTCGGGAGGATCACCGCGCCATCGGTATCGTCTATGGTCAATGTCGCGCTGCTTGCCTGCCCGTCTGCCGGGAGCGTGACGCTAACAGATATCAACCGCCTGCCGAGAGCCGACAGGATACTGGCCCCGGCAATGAGGATATCGCACTTCGCTTGCATGGTGGACCTCAGAACAGCCGGATCGCATCAAGCTGCGGCGTGTCGTTTTCGTCTTGCGGGATGGGCAGGCGCACGACGGTCCCGATCGGCAGGATGGGGCCGAGGCTGGACAGGCCGGGGTTGGCGTCAAGCGTCGCCTCCGCAAGCCCCGGCACCGCGCGCCGGAAGCGCCGCCAGATCAGGCGCGAAAGCGTGATGCCATCCCCGGCGACGGTGATTTCTTCGGTGGCTATGATCTGCATGGCACCCTCAGAACAGGCCAGCCGCGAGGGACTGAATCGCGGAAAAGAAGCGGGTCGGGCTTGGCTTAGACGCGCGGCGCAGGGTGATATCCACCTCCACCACGCGGCCCCTGCCCTGCCGGTCCAGATACGAGGATCGCTCACGCACGTCTGAGATCACCACCCACCCCATGAGCCGGCCATCCCCGCGCATCATGTATTGGGGCTTGCCGGACGCGCGCAGGGCTTGAAGGGCGGATAGGTTCGCCTCACCCCCGAACCGCTCCGGGAACAGGTTGGCGCGGACGTTCCATGTCTCCCCACCCTCGCCCACGAATTCCAGTGGCGGGCGGGTGCCAACCACTGGCTTTTCAGCGAAGTCCGACGTGTGGCTATGCGACACCTCCGTCGCATTGAACGGCGCGATCTGGAAGCGCAGCGGGCCGATCATCATGAGCATGGCGGGCATCCTTGAGGCATTTGCGGCGGGGCCGCGCAATGCGGCCCGCGCCCGTCAGTTCGCGATTGGGTCAGACATCGATCCGCGAAGGGCGTTACCCAGTTCTTGGGAAAGGCGGCGGCTGAACCGTTGGAACAGTTCTTCCGCGTCCGCTGCCGAAACGCCGTGGAAGTGCATTGGCGCGTGAACCGTGACGCCACCGATGGAGGTGCTACCTCCGCCCGAACCGTTGGGGTGGACGTAGCCAGACCGGGTTGGCGTCACGAGTTCCGGCCCTTGCTCCCCCACCAGATACGTCCTGCCGGGGGACATTGGCCCGCCCTTGGCATTGGCGCCTGCAAGCCCCTCGAATTCGCCAGCCGGGTTGTTCGCCGCCGTGACGGTGCCACCGGGGAGATACGACTTGATCGTCTCGCCCATGGCCTTGAAGGGCGCGAGGATTTCGGACGCCTTGTTTCCCACCCACGCCAGAAGATCGGCCATCACCTGCTTCATGCCGTTCCAAAGGTTCATCACAAAGTCGTAGCCGGATTGCTTGGCCTGCGCCTTCTGATCCTCTGACAGAACTTCCTTGGCGAAGATTGAGCCGAGCCACTCGCCCACCCGCCCGATCACCTCCCCGGCCTTCTCCCAGCCCGCCGCGATGGCGTCACCAAGAGGTGCAAACCAATCCAGCACGGGCCGGATCGCCTCGAACGCAGGCGCAAGGATTTCGCCAATGGCCTGCCCGACGCCGGAGAGGGTTGCGGTGATGCGGTCCCAATACTTGTAGATCGCCACGCCAGCAGCTGCGACAGCGACGGCTATGGCGGCGAACAGGCCCCAGACCGGGGCGCTGATCGTGGCAATTGCCGCGCCGATGGCTGACAGGGCCGATCCAAGCGCCCCCATGCCGGGTACGGCCATGACAGCGGCCTTTAGCCCGATGCCCAGCTTCGACAGGGTGCCGAGAGTCTGCCCGCCAGCCATTGCCCCAAGGGCTGTCTGCAAGGCGATGGCGGATCGCGCTGCGCCGCCCAAGCGAAGCGCCGCAGCACCGACAGTGTTCATGCCCGCCGCAAGCAGGGACAATGCCCCACCGCGCCCCATCAGGCCCATGAAAGACAGAGCCGACAGGGCTACACGCAAACCGATGATCGCCGCCGTGGCCGAGATAATCCCCGCCGTAAGGTCAGGGTTTCGCTCAATCCACTTGGAAATCATGTCGATGATAGGCTCGATCCGAGCCATCATGTCCGTCAGCACGGGAAGCAGGGCGTTGCCGATTGTGATCGACAGCGCCGACATGACGTTTCTGAAGGTCTGCATCCGGTTCTGGAAGGTTGCCGACCGCGCAGCGAATTCCTTGAACGCAGACCCGGCATACTTGCTTTCGTCGCCGACAAGCCCGAGACTCTCGCGCAAGAGTGGCAGGTTGGTCAGCAGCGGACCAAGCGCCCGCGCCTCGTCGCCGAACAAATCCGACGAAACCGCCGCCTGCATTTCTTTAGGCAGCTTGGATATCGCCTCCATCACCTGGATGGTGGTGCCGACGGCATCCGTCTGCATCCGCTTTGCAACGTCCCCGGCTTCAAGGCCCAACTGCCCAAGCGCGGCCTTCTGACGGTTCGTTGCCGATGCCCCGCGCGTGAGGGCGCGGCCCATGTTCATGAAGGACGTGGCGGCCACTTCAGTCTGCGCGCCGGAGGCGATCATCGCTGACCCAAAGGCCGCAGTCTGTTCCGCGGTGAAGCCATATTGCTTGCCCATCGCGCCAACGCGGCGCACCACATCGAGGATCTCTGCGGCGCTGGAAGCTTGCGCGTTGGAAAGGTGGTTCATGGCGTCTGACAGGCTGATAACCTCGGGCAGTGTCATGCCAAGGCCCGTCATCATCTTGGCCATCGCGTCGCCAGCCTGATCGGCCGAGATATCGAACGCCACGCCGACTTTGGCTGCGGCCTCGGTGAA